CCATCTTCTAATAAACCAACGTGGTCGTTAATATACATTTCAATAGCAGCTGCATGAGCTTGCTTTATATCTTCACTTGAGTTTGGTATACCACCTACTTCTTTTTCAGACACAGAAAGCTTGTTCCAAATTTTATCTGGCCTGTTCATACTAAAACCTCTATAACCTCTTCTACGTAGATAATATAAAAGTCTTGGTTTGTTATTTTCTGCTAGTAGCGGCATACCATAAAATACTAATGACATTAAAACATCTTCAAAAAACATATCAGCTGTTTGTGGTCTTGCTATATATTCTAAAAAGAAAGTGTTAGCTGGAGCGTCTTCCATTGAAAACTTAGTTAAACCGTGTAACGCTCCTTTCGAACCTTTGTTATCTACTGTTCCAGATATATCATATGAGTCGCAACCAAATGCACCCATATGTTCGTTACCTGGGTATTTTACACCGTTCTTAGTTACAACATTGTTTTGTATGTTAGCGTTTGGAATCCAACTTATTTTAAATCTACCATTTGGATCAGCATTAAAAACAACTTTAGTGTCTTTAACACCATTAGTCCATTGAAAATTACCTGTTGTTAAAACAGAAGAGTTTCTATTACCTTCATTGTAATCTATTTGTTCGTATATTTTAATTAAGTTAAATATACTATTTTTAGTTTCATCTCTAAATGCATGTTCTTCAGTTCTTGGAAACTGACGATAAAATTCATTTAAAGCATCTTGATCGTCACGTAAACCATCTGCTTCATTTTCCCAGTGATTTATAACACCTTGATCTATTTC